CCGCAATACCGAGACACTAATTAGGAGAATACCCCGTGGCAACACAAAAGAAACCGGCAGACTTTACAGGTCGCCAAAGAGACGCCCTTGTCGCACAGCAGCTAGAAGATCAAGCAGCTCGTTCAAACGAGATTGCTATGGCTACTGCAGAAGCTGCTCGTAAAGTAGAGACTGAAGTCATCGACGCTACTAAGCCTAATCAACCACAACCAATTGTGCTTGACCAGGTTGTAAAGAGCGAAGATAAGGCTGCAACAGTCACTATCAGAGTATCCGATGATATCGAAGGCATGACTTTCGGTCCTGGAAACTACTACACCTTTAAGGCTGGACAGAAGTATGAAGTTACTCCTGAACTAGCGGCTCACCTAGAGCTAAAGGGTTACGTATCCGCAAGATACTAAACACTACTTCAGACGGGGCAGCGGGCTTTTATGCCCGCTGTTTCGTTTATCCAGACTTTTTGCACGTTCTACGTCATTATAGAAATGACTACTTTTGTTAGGTTGGGCTTGATATGGCAACTCTTACAGACCTCATCTCTAAGGTCCGTACTGAAATTAACGACCAAGCTAAACAGTTTACTAAAACTTTTACTGGCGACGGCGTTACTACTACCTTTAATCTGGGTGTTAAGCCTGTTGATGACGCCACCTTGTTAGTCAAGGACAATACCACTACGCTTACAAACCCTACGGGGTATACAGTAGAAACTGTGTATGGTGTTATCCACACCACCTCTGCGCCCGCTTCTGGACACACGCTTACTGTGACCGGAAACGTATGGCGTTACTTCTCTGACTCAGAGATTACAAACTTTATTAACACCGCTGTCTTACAGCACACAAATAACCGCACAAACAGCTTTGGAAGCGCTATAACCCTCGCTACCTTACCTGAGCTCGAAGTTTACCCTTTGGTCGTCCTATGCACCGTAGAAGCCCTATTTGCCCTAGCTACGGACGCGTCCTATGACATTAATATTAATGCTCCAGATGGCGTAAGCATTCCCCGCGGACAGCGCTTTCAGCAAATGACCGCGCTTATTAATCAACGTATGGAGCACTACAAAAGCATCTGTGCTGCGCTTAACATCGGTCTATGGCGTATTGAAATTGGTACTCTACGCAGAGTAAGCCGTACTACTAATAAACTTGTTCCAATTTATGTTCCTCAAGAGATTGATGACTCAACTAGCCCTGAGCGCGTTTACATGCAAAATGACCTTAATGGCCGTACCGTAGTTCCTAGCACTATTCCTATTTACGACATGGTTATGTACCAAGGCGACGACTTCTCTGTCATTCTTGATTTTCCTGATACTATGAGCTTTACTAATTTAACATTTAAAGCTCAGATTAGAACTTATCCTGGTTCACCTACGCTATGGGCTACATTTACCGTTGCGGTATATGACGCTAACTTAAAGAAACTCAAGTTGTCTTTGCCTGGAACTACTACCGCTAACTTGCCTTTACGTTGTTTCTGGGATATTCAAGCTACATCATCAACTGACTCAAGCGTTATTACCTATCTTCGTGGACAGGTATTTACTTATCCGCAGGTGACTCAATAATGACTGACACTATTATTGTTACGCCACCAGCGGCCATAGAAGTAACTGTAACTCCTGCTTCAACTAGTTCAAGCACCCCAGACACAATAAATGTTTACACAAGCACTCCTGGACCTACTGGACCTAAAGGCGATACTGGAGCTACTGGGCCGCAGGGTATTTCTGGCGGTTCACTAACTTTTACACAAAACTCCGTTTCTACGACTTGGACTATAACCCACAGTCTTGGATATTACCCAGCAGTTACAACAACCGATTCAGCAGGAACAGTAGTAGAAGGAACAATCTCTTACCCATCTCTAACGTCTGTAGTAGTGACCTTTGGTATCGCTATCAGCGGATTTGCTTATCTATCTTAGGAAAATAAATGGCTAGAAAATTTTTAACCCCAATTGACCTCACTAAACTTGAGATTCAAAATGTGGCTTTGCAGAATCTTGGTTCAGACCCAGGTACGCCAGCTACTGGTCAAATTTATTTCAACACCGGTGGAACCGTTAAGGTGTACAACGGTACATCTTGGCTGTCTCTAAGCACTGCAGGTGGAACCGTAACTTCTGTAACAGGTACTTCTCCGGTCGTTTCTAGCGGTGGAACTACTCCTGCCATTTCTTTAGCCACCGCATATGGTGATACTTTAAATCCATACGGAACTAAAACTAATAACTATGTTTTGGCGGGCGCTGCTTCTGGCGGATCAACCGCACCTACTTTCCGTGCACTAGCTGCTTCTGATATCCCAAACACATTAAACTCGACCACATTTAGTGGAACTGTTAGCTTAGGAAGCACGACTGGTTCTGATGGGTATTCAATTACAGGTCTTAAAAACCCATCGGGTAACTATGATGCGGTAAACAAACTTTATGTAGATAACGTAGCTTCTGGCGTTAATGCTCACGATGCTGTGGCATATGCAACTACTGGTGCGCTTGGTTCTTCGAACAACATACCTGCTACAAGCATTGTATACAATAACGGCACTTCTGGAGTTGGTGCGACGTTAACAGTGTCTGCACCGTCTGGGGTCTGGTCTTCTTTGTCAATTGATAGCCAAACCGTCACTGTAGGTGACCGCGTGCTTATTAAAGACCAAGGTGTTGGTGCAGCGGACCAAAATGGTGTTTACACTGTCACCTCAGTTACCGCTACTATTGGCGGAAGCACAGGTAGCGTAGTATTTACTCGCGCTACTGATTACAACTCTACACCTAACGTATCTGCTGGTGACTTTATGTTTGTTACTAGTGGTCCTGTAAATGGTAAGTTCTCATTTGTTCAAACAAGCAAACCTACTGCTATTAGCGGTAACGGAACTACAGCTAACGCTATAAACTTTTCAGTATTTTCTAACGGTAACCTTAGTAGCACTGTAGCAGTTAACCAGGGAGGTACTGGTGTACAAAGCCTTACTTCTAATGGTGTTATTTTAGGTAACGGAACTAGCGCAGTAAACGTTACAACCGCCGGTGCTGCAGATACTGTACTTCGTGTACCAAGCGCTGGTGGAGCACCTGCTTTTGGAGCTATTGACGTAAGCAAATCTGCTGCTGTAACAGGTATTCTGGCTGGAGCAAACGGTGGAACGGGTGTTGCTAATACAGGTAAGACCATTACTATTAGCGGTAACGTTACTATTGGTTCTAGCACAGATACTGTTCAATTTACTACTGCGGGTAACACTAACGTAACTTTGCCTACTACCGGTACTTTGCTTACCGCAGCAAGCGCTGTTACTTCTGTAAATGGCTCTGTAGGAGCAGTAGCTAACATAGCAGTAACTAATGCTGCTAACACCTTTACTGGAACTCAAACTGTTCAAGCCGCTGCTACACAGGATTCTGTAAAGGTTGCTGGACGTGCGGGCGGTACCTCAAGCTATGCAGTTACCCTAACCCCGGCAACGCTAAATGGTAGCGTCACACTTACCTTACCTAGCTCACAGGCTGCTCAAGGGTTCACTCTAGCCCGTACATTAACAGGAACTGTTACAGTAGCATCGGGTACTGGTACAATTACACACAATATGAATAACCAATATGTTCTTGTTCAGATTTTTGATAACAGTACTAACGCTCTTGTAGATATGGACGTCACATTAGCTACCGCAAATACAGTTACCGTAGCAGCTACCACAGATGCAACATACCGTTACGTAATTATTGGATAATAAATGACTAAAAAGATACTAACTGATTTAGATGCTACTGGGCGTACAATAACTGCTGGAACACTTACGGCAGGTGGGTTAACTTCTGGGCTTATGGTTAAAACAACAACTGGCGGACAGTTGACAACGTTAGCCGCAGGTTCAACAGGTCAGTATTTGCAGTATGACGGCACTTGGAATAATCCATTCTTGCTTTACACTTCAAACGCAACTAAGACTTATGACTTCTCGGTAGCAACTACTGCGCAAAGTATGTTAGGCACAACAGGTTCTTCACAAGGTTTTGTTTTAGCGGCAGACACAAGTTGGGAGTTTTCATTTATTGGCAACATTCAAGCGTCAGTTTTTGGTGCTGCACAAACGCCAAGCGTTAACATAACTGGCGTAACTGTAACGCTTTCGCCAACAATGACTTTTATTGCTGATTGGTATTATGGAAACAATACTTCAAGCTTTACAGGAACAAATACTCCTGTTTCTACCCGTTACACAGCGGCTATGTCTTTAGGAACTTCTGGAACTACAGGTTCAAAATACTGGACTGTTACAGGTTCAGGAACAATTCGTGTTACAGGCACAGGCACAATGCGTGTCTATCCGTCACTAGCATTGAACGCAACAAACCCAGACAACGCATGGAACACACAAGCAGGTTTAGTGTTTAAATTAACACAAATCGGTAACGGAACAGCAACTACAGTTGGAACTCTAGGCTAATAAGGTAAATTAATAATATGCGCTCACATACTCCAGGCGGCCGATTTGATTCTGATTTTGAATCGGACCAAATTAGCGAAGGCATAACCGCTGACCTTACTAACCCAGCCGGAACGTCCGCTGAATGGTGGAAGTTTGACTCTACCAACTCTACAAAAGACTCTATTTATGACGTAGAGCCTATTGGTTCTGGCCGTGTTTGGACAGGCCCAGCTATTCTTCCAGTTATCAGGGCTACTGTTACTGAAGGTTCTTCAGCCCTCAATGAGCGCGGTTTCTATAACGCAGATACTATGCACCTTACTCTTAACATTGATGATGTTTATGCCGTGTCTCCTGAGCTATTCTACGATAGAGGTTTGATTAAGGCAACAATTGACCTAGTGGATAAGTATAGAATTGTATTTAAGAATCAAGTATTTAGGCCAATTAAGACTCAGCCAGCTGGTTTAGTAGCTAATCGCCACACCTTGATTATTATAGAGCTTACCCAGCTTGCGCCAGATGAGTTAGTAAATGACTCTCAATTCTTGGCGTACGCCCAACCATAGGAGATAAAATGGCTAAAAAAGAAGAGCAACCGGAATCTTATTTCGTTAATCAAGTAAAAGACGTTAATGGAGAGTTTCACGACTATGACGTCACTAAAGATGGTGACTTGGCTATGACTACTCACAAGCTTATGTCTAAGCATTTCCCTCACTATGAGCCAAGATTAGTTACTACAACTGACTCAGATTACGGCAAGAAAATGACTGTAGCGGCTCAAGAGGGTAGAAATACTAACTTCAAAAAGGTGTCTGGTGCACTTGATAGCAAAAAGACTGCTGTTAAGCCAGCAGCTAAAAAGCCTGCTGCTAAGGCGGCTGCTAAGCCAGCTGCAAAGAAGCCTGCTGCTAAGACAGCTGCTCCTAAGAAAGCCGCTCCTAAGAAAACTAAGTAATGCCTTTTAAGTCTAAAGCTCAAGAGAAGTGGATGTTCTCTAAATACCCACAGATGGCTAAGCAATGGGCAGCAATTACTAATCAAAAAGCTTTACCTGAAAAAGTAAAATCAAAGAAGAAGAAGAAAAATGGCAAATAAGAAGCCTGTTTGGGACACTCCGGACCCTACTAAAAAAGATAAAAAACTAACCAAGCCTAAGAAGGCAGCTGCTAAAGCCCGCGCTAAGGCTGCGGGTAGGCCTTATCCTAATCTTGTAGACAACATGGCTGCGGCTAAAGCAAGAAAGAAGAAGAAATAATGGCAAGTGAAGCATGGCAAAAAAAGTCTGGTAAAAACGCAAAAGGTGGTCTTAATGAAAAGGGCCGTAAATCTTACGAAAGAGCTAATCCTGGGTCTAATCTAAAGGCTCCAGTAAAATCTGGCGATAACCCTCGCCGCGCGTCTTTCCTAGCGCGTATGGCTGGTAACCCAGGCCCGGAGCGTAAACCAAACGGAGAGCCTACCCGTCTGCTATTATCATTACAGGCATGGGGAGCATCCTCAAAAGCTGACGCTAGAAAAAAAGCAGCAGCTATGTCCAAGCGTCTTGAATCCAAAAAAGGAAAAAAGTAAATGGCATTATCTCAAACTTTAAACACCGTTGGTGGTACCGCGGTAAAGATTAGTCCTACTGTAGATGGAAGCTGGGTTGCAGCTACTCTAATCGTACAGAACAACAGCACTACAGATACTGTCTATTTGGGCACATCTAGCGTTACTACTAGCGCTTATGGATATGTTTTGCCTGCAGGTACAACTAACGTAAAGAACTCAGTCACTATCGGCCTTAACACTGGTGACGTGCTTTACGCAGTATCTAGCGGAACTACTACCCCAGTACCTGTTCTTTCTCTAATCAATACCTTTACTAAACAGGCTCTTGTTTAATATTTAACAATGGTCCCTAAAAAGAAACAAGGTTTAAATAAAGCCGCCGCTGCTAGACGTAAGGTAGAGTCAGCTGAGCTGTATAAAAATATGGGCAAGTTTAAAACTGGTGAGCATCAAAACCCTGCCACTAAACGAATCAGAACTAGATCAGCGGCTAATAAAAAAGCCGTTGACGATTTTAAGGAGTAAACAGAATAATGCCCGAGTGTAAGTGCGATAATTGTAAGTGTCGAAAGGACCAACCAAATGGCTAAAGCTAAAAAGAAAAAACAAGCCCCTGCCGGTGAAGGCGGTCGTTTCAAAGCCCTAGAAGAAAAAGCAAAGAAGTCTGGTGCTAAAAACCCTGCTGCTGTTGCCGCTGCTGCTGGAGCTAAAAAGTGGGGAAAAACAGATATGGCCAAAATGGCCGCTGCTGGTAAAAAAGGCAGAATTCACAAACCTAAGATGGGTGGAAAGTAATTATGGCAATGATGAAGAAGTTTACTAAGGACAAGGGTAAGAACCCATGGACTGGTTCAAAGGCTGATGAAAAGGCTGACAAGAAGACCATGAAGGGTATGACCCCTAAGCAGAAGGCTGCCTTTGAAAAGGGCGACAAGAAGATGGACGCAAAGAAGCCATCTAAGGCTGCTGACATGAAGATGGACAAGGCTCTAGCCGCTAAGGTAAAGAAGACCGTTCCAGCTAAAAAGAAGAAGTAGCCATGGCGGTAGGCACAGGTTCCGGAAATAAAAAGATTGCCAAGAATACAAAAAAGTTCGTTAAGCAGTCAGTGCAGTATAGTGCAACTAAAACAGTGGCAGGCCAAAACGGTGTTGTAAATGAAAATGGGCGCCCAAAGTATGCAGGCATGAAAAACCCAAGTAAAGTTACCGATACTCAGAAACAAGCTAGAAGAAGCTTTGCAAAAGCCTCTGGTAAACTGGGTAAGGGTGTAGGAAACAAAGTTAATCCTATTAGCAAAAATAAGGAAACCAAGTCCATCCCTAAGAGAGTCAATCAATCGATTGTTGCTCGCGGAGGAAAGCCTGTTAGTACCTATAAAAAGAAAGATAAGTAATCATGGCTAATACTCCAAAACCAGTTCGTAAGGCAATCCAGAAACTAAAGCCTGTTGCTAGAGAAAACGGTAAGAATGCTGCTAGAGGCGGTAGTCAAACTAAGCCTGCTGCTAAGCCTTTAGCGGTTGCTACTAAAGCTAAGGGAGCTCGTTTCGTCAGTAAGACGCTTAATAAGGCTCACGTAGAGACTAGAGCAAAGACTATGGCTAAGGATTCAAAAGACCCTAAAGTCGCTAACCAAGGCGCAGCTGCTCGCAAAGAGTCTAAAAACTCGAAGTAATTTAAAAAAGTTTAGCCCCCAGCAATGGGGGTTTTCTTTTATCCTAGAAGTGACCCCATGCGGGGGTTGATTTAAATTTGCGCTGTATTTTGCTTACTCCAATGGAGATTAACATGTCAGGTATTGACAAGGACAAGAAGTCCAAGGTATCTAAGCCTTCGGATAAAAAGTTCTTTTTAGGTGTTTTAGACGCCTATCCAATTCACAGCGTACCGGTGTTTGCAGCCATTTTGAGTAAAGCGATACGGCGTAAAAAATGACCGCAAATTTTGTAACCTATTCAAAGACGTCCCTTAAGGGAATAAATAAAGAGCTTACCGAGTTATTAAAGGTAGATGCTAAAAACGCCGGTTGGCCGAACAACATTGTTAAGCAGCTTAAAGCTGTTGTAGAAGACCTAAAGATTGTTGTTTATTACCCTGAGATGTATGCTCAGCAAGTTGATGACTTAGAATACGGTAACGGTACAGATAGCCCGCAGCCTGTATTTAGGCGTTTCATGGCTAAAAACTCAAACCTTTTAAGCGCAGACTTTGCTGATTCATCTTTAAACTATTTAGCTGAGCAGGGGATTATTCCATGAGTTTTATCCTAAGTGAAGACCTTGCCCTTAAATCTCTACTCACTGGTATTACGGTAGTAGACGATAAGAACGCTAGTCGCCCTGTAGGCGTATGGTTTGCCAATCCTGACGTAGAATCTCGTAGCCAAAGCTATCCGTATATGACTATTGAACTACTGGATTTTGACCCTGCTACCTATCGTCAGCACTCTGGGTTATCCCAGGACAATGACTTACAGGGAACAATTGCCCCTAGCGGCAATATCGTATATAACTACGAAATCCCTATTGCCTGGGACCTAGTCTATCAAATAACTAGTTATGCCCGCCATCCACGTCACGACAGGGCTATTATTGCTTATTTACTTAATCAGGTATTTCCGTCAAAACGTGGTTATTTAGCTGTTCCAAATGACCTAGGAACTGAAACAGGTTATAGGCATTTAATGCTAGAAGAGTTTGTTAAGCGTGATACCATAGAAGATAACCGCCGGTTATACAGAAATGTGTTCACGGTAACAGTAAGTAGCGAAGGTACTGTGGCTTCGTACGTAGCAACATCAAACACAGTGTCTACCGTAAATATCAACAAAAAGACAACAGCCGACATCCCATCCGGACAACAACCCGTTTAATACCTGTTTACCCTCAACTAAACCCAAGGAGAAAATCTTATGGCGACTTATAACCGCCCCGGAGTATACCTAGAAGAAGTTTCATCTTCTGTAGCGCTATCCTCTACACCTACCGCCACAGTAGCCACCTTTATGGGCTATTTTGCAAAGGGACCGCTTAACGCTACCCTAGTATCATCATGGAGCCAATTTACTTCTTTGTATGGTGACATTGCTGCTAACTCAACAGACACAGATGCAGCTACAGCTGTTTATCTATTTTTTGCTAATGGTGGAAGCCAGTGCTACGTACAGCGTGTAGTAGTAACTGTAGCCGCTGTTTCAAACACCGCTACTTCAGCCAGCACTACTTTGACTATCGTATCAGCAAGCAGCCTTTCTACCTCAGACGGCGGGTCTTCTGGAACAATTACTGCCGCTAACGCTATTGGCGCAACTATTACTGGTAACGGTATTTCAGCAGGAACAATCATTACTAACGTGTCTTCAACAACTTTGACACTAAGCCAAAATGCTACAGTGCCTGCTAGCACAGCCCTTACAATTACAACTACAATTGCTTCTTCTGTATCCATCAAGGGAAATACCACAGTCGCTATCGCTACTGGTTCTACCGTTGCTCAAAGCGGTACAACAACTACTTACACAAGCGCTGCTCACAGCCTAAAGGTTGGGCAGACAGTTGTGATTGCTGGAGTACTAGCCTCTACTGCTACGCCAACTAACGTATATCAAGGTACTTTCGTAGTAACTTCTGTTCCTAGCTCAACTACCTTTAGCGTAACTAACGCTGCTGCGCCTGCTTCTGCTGTAGCACTTACAACAGCTGGTACAGTTACTGCTCAAAGCTCGACTACGGAACTTACGCTTACTGCTAAGAACCCGGGCGCATGGAGCAACAACCTTTACTATGAAATCTCTAGCTCTACTTCAAGCACTACCTATCCTGGTAAGTACTTTAACTTGGCTATTTATTCAGGCGGAACTTCATCGGGGTACATTGTAGAACGCTTTAGCGATCTTACTCTGCTTGCTACAGATCCAGCATACGCAGTTACTATCATTAACGCCTCTTCTAATTACGTAATTGCTTCTGACCCTAACGCAGCTAACCACACCGCTGTTAACTTTGCTACTACAAACACTCCAGTTACAACAGCTCTTATAGCTGTTACTGGTGTAGGTAGCACATCTGGCTCTAGCACAACGCTTACACTAACTGGAACTATTCCGACTGTTAGCGTAGGTATGACTGTAGTTGGTAACGGTGTTACAAGCGGAACTACAGTTACTGCTTTTAGCAGCCCTACTGTTACGCTAAGCTCTGCTATGACTGTGCCGGCAGCTACCTCACTTACTTTTGTAAACGCTGCTCTGACTGGTGGTAGTGATGGTTCTTCTGTGACTAACACGGCCATTGCTGCTACTACATCCCTAGCAAAATTAGACGCAATTACTCAGCCTATTTTGCTAAACGCACCTGGTGTTACTGAAGCAACTAACGTAAACGCACTTCTTACATACGCGTACAACCGCGGAGATGTGTTTGTAATCATTGACCCTACACAGGCTACTTTGGATGTTACGAGCCAGCTTACTTTGGCTAACTCATACACAGGCGGTACTGCGGGTACAGCTGCTCTTGGTTTTGGTGCGGTTTACTATCCCAACCTAACAATCCCAAACCCTACGTCTAGTACTCCTGGCTCAATCGCTACTGCCTATCCTGGTGGAGCAATTGCTGCTAAGTATGCTACAACTGATAGCTCACGCGGCGTGTTTAAGTCACCTGCTGGTTTAGAGGCTCGTTTGTCTGGCGTTGTATCAGTTACCTCTTTAACAAATACAGAGTTGGATTATCTGAACAATGGAACAACCAACCCTAGCACATTTGCTAATGCTACTCCTGTAAATGCTATCCGCTACATTCCGGGTTCTGGAATTGTAGTTATGGGTGCTCGTACACTTAGCAGCACTTACAACAACCGCTACGTCTCGGTCCGTAGAAGCCTTATTTACTTACGCAAGATTCTTACTGACTCAACCGCATTCGCTTTGTTTGAGTCAAATGATGAGCGTCTATGGAACCGTTTGCAAACTACTTGTGAGGCAATCCTAATTAGCTTCTGGCAATCCGGAGGTCTAAAGGGAGCTACAGCATTGGACGCTTTCTACGTAAAGGCAGACAGCTCCATCAACACCGTATCCAGCATTGCTGCTGGTGAGGTTCACTTAGAAATCGGTGTAGCACTTCAGCGACCTGCTGAATTTGTGGTAATCCGTATTAGCCAGTACGACAGTGGTTCTGTTGTAACAGTCCTTTAGGAGGAAATATAAATGGCAACTAGCGCAATTTCTCGCTTTTCCAAACTACAAACTGACCCTTTAAGAAATTTTAGGTTCCTAGTTGACTTCCGTATAAACGGAGATACCGGTGCTCCTGGCTCATCTGCTCCAGGTGTAAACAGCTTCTTGAAGTTCAAGGGCGGATTTACTTCCGTATCAGGGTTAGGTATGAGCATCGATGCAATTACTTATCGTGAAGGTGGTATGAACACCTCTCTACACGCCCTTCCTGGCCGTGTAACTTTCCAGCCAATTACGCTTTCACGCGGTGTAATCTTGGGCCAAAGCGAAGGCATTAACTGGTTTAAGCAATTGTTTGCTGCCAGCTCTGGTGAAGGTATTGCTGGAGTTGACGGCTCTTCATTCCGCTGTGACATGGACATCTATGTACTAGACCACCCGGCTACTGGTTCACCATCTATCACTACATCTGACATTATTAGCAAGTCTGCTTACAAGATGAAGTTTATTGTGCACAACGCATGGATTTCAGGACTTAATTACTCAGACCTAAATGCTGGTGATAATTCATTGATGTACGAGACAATGACACTAGTTCACGAAGGTCTATCAGTTCAGCTAGCTAACTTCGGATCAAACGTGTCAGCGACACTGACATAATTTAATATTTAAAGTCTGGTAAAATATCTATATCTAATTAGGAGTATCACATGTCAAACAATATCTCTACTGACCCAGCCCTTATCTCTCAGTACGCACAGGACTTAGAAAAAGGGCCCGAGGTCGAAATTAAAACCGTTGCACCGTCAAACTCAAATGTAATTCTTCCGGGTGGGCTTTTGGCTAAGGATGGTTCTTTGATTAAATATGGCGAAGTTCGTGAGCTAAACGGCATGGACGAAGAAGCTATATCAAAGGCAGGTTCTGCTGGAAAAGCGCTTGCTGCAATGTTGCAGCGAGGCGTTATTTCCCTAGGAACTAATCCAGTAGACAAGGCAGACCTTGACCAATTACTTAGCGGTGACCGAGACGCTTTATTAATTGGTATTCGCCGCGTTACTTTTGGCGATACCGTTGATTATGAGTTCCCTTGTCCGCATTGCAATACTGACCTAGAAGTAGCAGTTGACTTGGTTAAAGATGTTCCTGTTAAAGAACTCGATGACCCTATCAATGACCGTACTTTTACTTACATGTCTAAAAAGCATGGAGCAATAGTAGTGGGGCTTCCTACTGGGGCTGTTCAAAAGAAGCTTGTTGAAAACTCTGATAAGACAAATTCAGAACTTAACACTATTTTGCTTGCTGGATGTCTCAAATCAATTAATGGCGAACCTTCATTAGGAGCTAGCACTGCCCTTACGTTGGGTATGGCTGACCGTGATGAAGTAATTAATGAAATTATTAAGCGCAACCCGGGTCCACGCCTCGGGGAGGTGAAGACGACTTGCGAGGCTTGCGGCGAGGATATTCCTCTTCCATTGTCGTTAGCTGACTTGTTTCGTCTATAGAGAAAAAGATTACGAACAACTACTCGACCAATATGAAGCACTATCTAGAACATTTCCCGGCTGGACACTGTCTGACATCAGAAGTTTGTCTGTAAGAGAACGTAAAAATTGGCTGTCTAGGGCAGCTCGGAAATAAAGGTAGAACATGGCGAGTGTAAAAAACTCTTTTGGGCTAAACAGTGGCTCATCTAAATCACGCCTAGTCGCTGACCTTAACGACGAGTATAAGAAACTTAATACGACTCTTAAAGAAACTGAAAAACTTTCTAAGAGTATTGCTAGCAGTTTAAAGACCTCTTCTAGCTCTAACAACTCTAACCCTATGAGTCAGATGACTCCGCCGCCAGGTCCTAGCGGCCCTAGTGGTCCTAGCGGCCCTCCGGGCCCAGGCGGCCCAGGCGGTCCAGGCGGACCTTCAAACACTAATATTAGCAGCAGCTATAATTATGGGTCTGCTTTTCGAGCTATGGCTGGAAGTGCTGTAGACGCTCTTACACAAGGTGTTGACGCCTCAAGCTATATTACAAATGATATAGCTCGCCGTAGATTTGGTTTTTTCTCTGGGGTATATAGTAATCAAAATGACAACATAGGTACTATAGCCGGTGCCAAGGCATTTGCTACTATGTCTAGTCGTGGTACCCCTACCAGCGCTTTAGATGCAGCTAATGCTGCTATGGCTGGTAACTCTAGCGGGTTAATGAGCGGTCTTAAGAACTATAACACCATTATTAATAGCACAGCCGGTATCTCTAACGTAATGCCGGGTGTAGGTCTTGAAGGCGGCATGGGAGCCGTTTCTGCCCTTAACCAGGGCTCTAGTGTTAATAAACTTCGTATGATTGGTATTAACGTACGTGACCAAAAAGGGTTTATGCGCGATGTAGAGGACATTGCCCGTGACCTATGGAAAACAATTAATAATACTAAATCTGGTAACGGAACAATTACCGAATCTGATTTGTCTTATTCTTTGCAGTCCGGTAACTCTCTTGCTATGCTTCTTGACCAATACTTTGGAACTGATGCCGTACTTAAACAGTCAATTATTTCTTATTTGTTTCAGTTTGCTAAGAACAATGGTGCAAAAGTTGGTGGCGGATATCAAACCACTGAAGGTAAGGCAGCCCTTCTAAAGAGCGGTGCAAACCCTGGAATTACTCAAAGCATTGGTACAAGAAATGCTATTGGTGGCTCAAACATTAACGCCTATACTACAGGCGGTGTTTTAGGTATTCAATCTGCCAATGATACTATTAATAACTTTACTAAGATGGCTACCACACTTGCCCCTGTACTACAAGCTTTTGTGACCGCAACCACCTTTACTCAAACTCTTACGAGCGCAGGTAACGGTGCCGGCGGTATTATTACTAAAGACCTTTTAGAAGGGGCAAAGGGAGTAGCCAAAGGAACCATAGATGCTGTTGGTCCTTTTTTAAAAAACCCTGTGGTACTTGCAGTATTCGCATCTATGTGGGCAACACTTAGCGGCATATCATCTGCGCAGCAGAAACAAGATGAGTACTTAGCCGATTTAATTGGAGAAGGTAAAGCCACTCCTGATACTAAAGGTACTAACAGCTTTGGTACTAAACAAGACCAGATACTTAGAGATAATCCAGATTTAAATGCTTATTTAGGTAACCCTACAAAATATGACCTACCAAGCAGTACCGGTGTTGCAACTCCTAAAGTTACGGTAAAAGGTAGCGGTAAGGGAGTTAAGCCGGCAGCTGGTGTAGGTATTTATAAAATGAGTGATACTTCAGCAGGATGGTCTAAAAAACTATTAGCTAAACTTGGAGCTCCTGTAAGTAACTCAAACGTGGCAGCTATTCAAGAGTGGATGCAGCACGAAAACACCGCATCTAGCGGCTATCTCGGTGAACGAAACAGCCCTCTTAATATGGGATGGGACCCTACGGGCAAGTCAGTAGGTAAAGACCAATGGGGAAGGGCTGTTTATTCTTCAGAGTCTGCTGGAATAGATGCGACAGCTATGGCATTAACCAGCACGCCTAATCAAGGATATGAGCAAATTGTTAATCTTTTAAAAAGCGGTAGAGCCAGCGAAAAGGATATTTGGTCTGCGATTTCTGGGTCTAACTGGAACGGGGATAATCACTATGGCGCTTCAGGAAGAATGTTTTATAATGGGGCACCAATAAATATTAATATTTCAAATGCTGCCAATATGGACCCTGTTGCTTTAGCTAGGGCTATTCAAGATGCTTTAGATGAAGCAGCTACACAAGCCGCAGCTAGCGGCTCATCTAACGGCTCAGGAGGAAGACGTTAATGTCTGGAAATACTAGTAGTTCAGCAAGTGCGAGGTCAATGGGGTATGTATCTCCGGCCAGTGCTGATGGAGTTAATGCCGCTCCTACCGTAGTTAATGTTTATGTAGACAGTGCTTCATACGCCGCAGGAGATACCTCTACTACGCAGCCAGCGGCTATTAACTATGAGGTTAGTCCTGGAATTACCACGTCTGTAAAGAAGTCCTATAAGTATGTACCGACTGTACCAAACGCTTCTGGCAAATTCTTTTTCGATTCGGTAACTCCTACGTTATCTACCAAAAGCGGTACCTCATATCAAACTATCGGGTCTCCAATTAAACTTACTAAAGGAACAGACTCTCTTACTCCAGCAATTGCTTATGGAGATATTGCAAAAACAGTTCCTAAGTTTAATCAAAAAGCTAACGCTACTTCTGATAATAAATTTAATGTTAAAGTACCTGCGGCTCCGGCAAATCCCGGAGAGTATCAATGGAATTTACCTCCTCATAAATGGAGTATGCCGCGCACCCCGCATAGTGACCCTCACAATATGCCTCCTGAAAATCGCAAGCCTACGTCTGATGACCGCTACCGTAGAGGCCGTATTTGGTGGAAAGCTAGCGATACTTCTTTAAGCACAACTGACGGTAATGGAAAAACTACAAAAATAGATAATTCTGACCGCAAGTATGGTTTTCAATTCCTATGGAACCCTACTTCTTTTGGAACTAGCGTTTCGGTCCAAATGGATGCTACCCCAAATGTGAACGACCGTTTTCTAAGTACAGTAGGAGCCTTTCCGGCTACTGAAAGCATTTCTTTTACTATTGAAATTAACCGCATAAATGACTTTGCGCACGCTAACGCTGTCTTTAAGCGCCCTAATAATATAGGTAGTTCTTTAGGAAATGCGGGTACAAATAGCTTTATAACTACAACCGATGTTGCTCCATTTGTCCCTTACTACTCAAATAATGGAAGCTTTACTGCATCGTTGCTTAAAAATGGCCGTTTAAAGAGCGTAGAGCAAAAACTTGTAGATTTATTCCAAAGAGGAACATTGGCAGACATTGAATATTTATACACTGCTATCAACGGTCCTGGTCCTGGAAGTACTGCAGCTGGCGGAGACTACTGGAAAAATGGTCGTGGTATAATTACTGCAGACATCGGTTTCTTAATGCCAACGCTTTTAAATATTGATATTGGTCCATTGTCATACCTTGGTTATGTTACAAGTATGTCAGTAAATCACTTAATGTTTACGCAGGATATGATTCCTGTTCAAAGCACTGTTCAAGTTTCATTTAATCTACTGGCTACTGCTGGTCTTGCTACAACTACGATTGGAGGATAATAATGGCTGCGCCCTCAAATGACTCAAGATATTATGACTCTACTGTAGACTACTTTACTACAAAACCTAATGGGGAAAATGCTCCGGTGATGTTCTATGACTTTAGCGATTTTGGAACGTTAAACTATGTGGACTACACATGGCAAAACGGCGACCGGTTAGATAACCTGGCCACTAAATTCTTTTTGTTTCCTACTAGATGGTGGATTATTGCAGAATTTAATCCTAAAATTTCAGACTGGCTAAATGTACCTGCCGGAACAAATGTAAGGATTCCGCGTGTCTAATTACGTTACAGTTACTTTTCCTACTAGTGCTATACAACCAAAAAAAGTGTATAGAGTAAAGCTTACTCAAGAAATTTTTGCGCATGACTACGCGTCAATAGAGCTTAGAGACTGGAACGTAGACCCGCTAAATATTAAACCGGGTTCTCTAATGGTGCTTACTATTAAAGGCAAAGATCACCACGGGTATGTGCATGACCTGCAAGGTAACCAATCTGCTACAAAAAGTTTTACTAAAGTAGGGTTTATTGGCGCATCCTATGTAATGAAACAGGCTAGTCAAAAAATTTATCGCAATATGTCTGCTGACCAAATAGTTGCTGAAATTGCTAAGAAATATAATTTTGCTTATAAAGTTACCCCACATCCTCGTATCTACCCCCAGGTAGCTCAAGCTGGTATGACTGACTGGGAGCTAATGGTAAGATTAGCTAAACAGTCCGGTTACTTCCTACGGGCTGAAAATACTGAAATTTACTTTCAGCCTTTGACTGAGGACTTTACCAATCTTATTACAGAAGCCGTAACTTTTACAAAAGCTGATGGTGGATTTAAGCCTACTAACCCTATTTATGGATTTAAACCTACTATTAGTGAAACTTTAAGACATTTTGGGTTTAAAAAAGCCGCTACCTCAGTAGCCGGTGTGGACCCTGTTACAGGGCAAACATTTAAAGTTACTACACAAACTTCATTTAACCCTAGCCGTCAGTTTTCTAATCAAGAGTTCTTTGATGACCACGCTACGGACGCGGTGGCTAATGACTATCAAACTGCTACTCAATTAGCTCAAGCTTCAGATGAGTACAGCAGATTTCCTTATGCGGCTAAAGTAGAGACAATCGGCGTATCCTCTATGCGCCCTTGCTTGCCTGTTTATCTTAAAAATGTTGGGGCAGAATATTCTGGTTATTGGACAGTATTAAGTATTTCTCACGAAGTAGTAGAAGATAACTTAAATCAACAAATCTATACGTGTGAGTTAACTGTGGCGTCTGACTCTTTGGGTAGAGCAGCTGACACTAGATTACCTGAAGTTCCTTCTACCAACCCAACAAGACGACTTATTCCTAACCAAAAAAATACTAACGTTAAACCTAAGTCAATCATAAATCTTCCTGCAGTTACTACAAAGAGGTATCAACAAACTGAGTTGGTTACTCGTATTAACCGTACTGCACAAACAGGGCCGTTCGTCGCAACCTCCCGCTGGGGCTCTACTCATCGTGATTTAAATTATAAAATAGTAGATGAACGTATGCCGGAAGCAGTATGGGCAAAGTTGAGGTCAAATGCAAACGGACGTTAAATACCAGGGAATTTATAGAGGAATTGTAGTTAGCAATAACGATCCTAATGGGCTTGGTCGCGTAACTTTAATGGTGCCTCAAGTTTTGGGTATGGAAGTAACTAACTGGGCTTATCCTGTTGCAGGCATTGTTAAAAATAAAAAAACTCCTTATGGCTCTTGGATTAGCACAATCACGCAAACAACAGCGGATAGCGCTGTAAATAATGTAATTGCTTTGGATACTGTAGAAGGAAGCTATGGTATAGATTTAATCAACCCTAGTACTACGACCCCGGCCACTTCTGCAATTAAGTTTAGCTATGCTGGCACGTACAATATTCAGATATCTGCTCAGTTATACACCACTATCGGTGGAAATGGTTTTTTAAACGCGGATATGTGGATGAGACAGAATGGTGTAGATGTGCCAAATTCTGCGGGTTCTATATCTGTCGGTTCTAAAAACCCTTATACAGTTGCTAGCTGGAATTACATAATAGATATTTCTGCTGGTGATACTTTGCAGTGGATTTGGCACGTAAATACCTCTACGTCTACTTCTTTACTTGCTACTGCTGCGCAAGCGGGTCCTCCTGCTCAGCCTGAAACTCCTTCATTTACCGTGTCTGCTACGCATGTGAGTGGCCTTTTGCCTAATTCTGATGACCCTTGCTGGGTTATGTTTGAAGGCGGAGACCCAAATTATCCACTATGGTTAGGAACATTCTAATGTCTATTAAAATACTAAATTACCCATTTTCTTTTAGTAAAAATATAGCTGGTACTAATATAACTTCAACTGCAGCCACTACTGATTTTAAAAAAATTTGGCAGCAAAGGGTGCTATTGGTACTTGGAACTAGGCCGGGAGAGCGCTTGATGCGCCCCGACTTTGGGTCTAATTTGCATACTGTTGTATTTGAACCAGAGTCTACTGCAGGTCAAATAGCTAAAGACAGTATTACTCAAGCATTCACTGCTTGGTTGCCTAGCTTAGAATTGCGCCAAATTTCACCAAAATTTGACCCTACTACCGGTACTTTAACCGTAAGTATTACCTATGGACTGCCCAATGGAGAGGCAGATAGTGTTACAATTAATACTGGAATATTCAACCGTTCTGGTGACTTGCTTCAGGAGATAAATAATGGCTATTAATACTAGCGTTACTAAAAACTATATTCCGCAAATTGACTACGTCTCACGTGACTATACAGCAATTCTAGCGGACTTGACCGCTATTGCTAAGCAGTTTAACCCTACATGGGCAGTAAGCGACCCTACTGACATTGGTGTTGCTCTTCTTGAAACGTTTGCTTATTTAGGTGACATCCTCAGTTTTTACACAGACCGCATGGCTTCTGAAGGCTTCCTAGGAACAGCTAGCCAACGCTCTAGCGTTCTACAAATTGCATCTATGCTTGGCTACACGCCTACACCAAGTAGTGCTGCCACAGTATCGTTATCTATTAAAAATAATAACACTAGTGGAACTTTATCAATTCCAGCCGGTACTCAGGTAGCATCTACAACTATAGTTAATGGACAAAATACTCAAGTAATTTTTGAACTTGACAACGCTGTTTCTGTAGGCTTTGGTAATACCGTCAGCACTACTGCTACGCAAGGAGTGACAACTACTGATGAGCCTTTAGGCACATCTAATGGAACTCCAAGTCAGGTATTTAAAATTTCTCAAGCCGGAGTTATTATTAATAGCACTGGTAGTAACATCACAGTAAAGGTTGGCGGGCTTCAATATTCTTACAGCTCATCCCTAGTAGATAATAACCCATATGATTCAGTATTTACTACTACTATGGACGCAGACGGGTATACCTATATTGTATTTGGTGATGGTGTAGGCGGTCGTATTCCACCAGCCACTTATGATGTTAAAGTAACTTACCGTGTGGGCGTAGGGTCCGCTGGAAATATTGCTTTAAATTCTTTGTCGCAAAATACACTTACCGGTAGTTACAACGTAACTATTACTCAACTTAGCATTGGTACTGGCGGTGCTGATCTTGAATCTACGGACTCTATCAGAATTAACGCTCCTAGAGCTTTGCGTACATTGCGCCGCGCAGTATCTTTAAAAGACTACGCTTACTTAGCTCTTCAAGTATCTGGAATTTCTAAGGCTAACGCTGACGCGGCCGTGTGGTCAAATGTTAACTTGTATATTGCCCCGTTTAGCAGTAGTGCTGTTAATACGTATGGGCCGTTTACAAACATTACATCTATTGGTACATCTACCAGTATTGGTACGCAAACTCCTACGGGCACAACTAACATAACTATTACAACAGGGTCTTCACTCGGTGCGGCTGTTGGACAGTCAGTTACTATCTCTGGCGTTACTCCTTCGGGCTATAACGGTACATGGACTGTACAGGCTGGGTCAACTGGGACGACTTTGATTGTTAACATTGGTTCTAATCCAGGCGCAATTACTACAGCCGGTTCTGTAGCTTTACCGTCCGGATATCTTAGATATACAATAGCCACTACTGGCCTTGTAGCTAATCAAAGTTATGTAACTATTACAGGGTGTACTTTCCCTACGTATGACGTAGTAACTCCTACACTAGTAAGTTACGTAGATAGTACAGTATTTACTATTCCAACTACCCTTACAATTTTCCCAGGTGTTGTTTCTATACCTGCAATAAGCCCAGGACCTAATGCTGTTGTTAATGCCACAGGCGGAAACACTGCTGCGTTTGACACCCTTAAATCAACTGTGGTTAATTATTTTACAGATAAAGTTGCACCTAACGTTAGCTTAAATGTTCAGCCTCCTGTTTATGTCCCTGTAAACCTGAACATGACCTTGCATGTGCTACCTCAGTACACGCAGTCTGCCGTGGTAACTCAAGTTCAAAATGCCTTATCTAATTTAGTTTCTTATAATAACTCGTTCTTTGCTGATAGAATTCCTCCTCATTTTATTCTAAATGCTATTACAAATATTGACGGTGTTGATTACGCTACAGTAGACCACCTACGTAGAGTCGCTAACGAACAAAGATATTGGACTTACTATTACACAAGAACTGCTACTACTGCTACATTAACTTTTCCTAATGCTCATAGCATTACTGCTGGACAAGTGGTTACTATAAATGGTGTCGCGGCTTTTGATGGAACTTATGCAGTTAACTCTGTCACTAGCACTTCAATTACAGTTACAGTACCTACTGGAACTGCCACCCCTACAGGATTAAGCACCACATCTAGCTCTCCTTCAGGAGCAAATACTATTAACATCACTACTCCTGCAGCTAAGGGAATTGTGGTGGGCATGTATGTTACTGGAACCAACGTGCCGTCTGAATCCTATAATCCAGCTATGGTTACGGCGGTAAACGCAAACTCAATTACTATTTCAGTGCTGATTACTACCACTATTACAAATGCTACGGCCCTGTCATTTAGCTGGCCACCCACTACTTATGCAAACTTAGTTTCAGTAACTGCAGTGGACTCTGTTATTTCAAACGGTATTACTACATACGGTATTGTATGTGCAGCTAACGAAATTCCTACTAAAGGAACATTTACTATTGCCGCTACTGGCGGAATTTAAGGAGAATAAATAAATGGCAACTTATCCTGGCTCACTAAAAACTTATACTAATAAAGTAGACGGTGTTGATACAGTTCTAGCCGCTGATATTAACAGCGTTCAGTCTGAAATTCAAGCTATTGAAGCTGAACTAGGCACCACTCCAAAAACATCAATCATAGGTAACACCGCCGGTACTTATACTACTAACGGGTCAGGAATCACCACGGTATCCGCGCGACTAACTAACTTAGAAGCAGGCCTAACAGCAAATGCCGCTGATGGTTCTAGAATTGGTTATACGCAAATAGACTCTAAAACGCTAACTGCAACGGGCTCTGGTGGCTCAGTCTCATTTACTTCTATTCCAGCAAGCTATCAAAAACTTGTAATTCAAGTTGATTTTACATCCGTTACTGCCGGAGCTGCATTAACCGCAACTTTAAACGGGTTAACTACATCTACTTACAACTACGGAAGAGTGCAGTATATTACCGGAACTACTACTTATACTGCTGGTAGCCCTGATTCATCGTTTGGATTAGGTACAGTCTCTGTTGTTAATAATCAATGTGTTATTGAAATACCGAATTATTCTAGAAGCACTGCTGGAAAAGTTTTTAGCGCGCTGTTTGGTACTCTTAGCTTAACCGGATTTCAAACAACCGCTACAGCCGTTACTCGTGTAGATGTTATTTTGGCCAGCGCAGGTAACGCAACAGCTACTGTAACTCTTCTAGGCGTTAAGTAATAGGAAAATAAATGACAGTTTATGGGTCTAAACTATATGGGGCGTTTCGGTATGGCGTAGGTGCTACTACCGATATAAGCGTCTACCCATTTACTACGCAGTCCTTAGATTACGGGACTATTAAGTTATCTTGGGTATATCCAACTACTGCCGCTACTTTTACTACATTTATGATTGTAAGGAATCCTTCTGGATTTCCTATTACGCCTGATGGCGGAGATTTAATTTACAAAACAGACCAGTCAACTTTATCCGCAAATAACTTACTCGGTACTACAGCGGTATTAACTGATATTGGTTCTTTTTATGACCCTATTACTGGAACAGCTACTAATACGTACACTGCTGTTACGACCGGCAATACAGATGACAGTATTTATGTAAACTTAACTTCTGCTAATTCAAGCATTGCTGCGGGTCAATTAGTTACATACACCGCTTCTGGATATTTGACTGGAGCAAATGCGGGTAGTGGGCTTATTGGTAATACAACAGTAGTTGCTAAAAGTGTTGATGGGCTTACATTAACCCTAAGTAAGGCTGCGTCTATCCCGGATGGAACTACTTTAACTTTTTCTTCTACGTTTCTTACTCCGGGAAAATCGTACTACTACTCAGCGTTTGTTTTGACAAACGAGTATTGGCAACGTGTTGGAACTGCTTTAGGCACGTCTATCAAAGACTACAATACTGCTAATGTCATTTATAATGCTTTGCCTTCAGTTTACGTAAAGTCCTCAACAACTGCTAATAAAAATATTGACTTATATAACTTATTACGTGTGATCGGTGTTCAGTACGACCTTATTAAAACTAAAGTAGATAACGCTAAAAATAGATACGACGTTGCCAACTTAGATGGCAAGTTGCTACCTGCCATGATGGACCAAATGGGCTTTACTTATGAAAGCGGATTAGGTATTCAACAAAGCAGAAGGCTGCTAAGTAATGCTGAATACATTTATTTAAATAAAGGAACTAGCCAAGGTATCAAACAGTTTGTGACATCTTTTACTGGGTATCCTACTACTGTTAGCTCCTTTAAAAATCTATTTTTAACTTTAAACTGCTCTTCTTTTGAATCTTCCACGGGTTTTTGGGGGGCAAGCGGAAACGCGCTAACGGTGACTAATACTACCGCTGCTTTAGAAGGCGGTAGCCCTGCTCCATACTCTGAAACCTCTTCTCCTACGGGATATGCAAATAAACAACTTGGATATCTAAAAGCCACTGTGACGTCAGTAGCGGCAGCGTCGACTTGGGAAATTTCTTATGGAATGTCTTTAGATGATTTTACTATTTCAACGACCACCAGCAACAACGCTGTAGTTGGATATGGGTATATAACACTCACTACAACTGCTGAACACGGTTTTTCTACCGGGCAATCCGTGGTTATTCAGGGTATGACTCCGAACTATATAAATGATATTTGGACTGTTATTGCTGTCCCAAACGCTAAATCATTTACTATTTATAGTTCAGCAGCAGCAACTGCTGGGGCAATATCAGTTGCTCCAGCAAGCTCTACTGGAACTGTTAATTTATACGATCCTAGATTATACGGTATACCGGTTACAGCAGGTAGTAGTTATTTACCTTCTATTTATGCTTATACACCAGCTGTGCGTAATATCCGTATAGGAGTCAGATGGTATGACATACGTGGTACACGCCTTACAGCTGCAACAACTTCAAGCGCTGATATAACCGGAGATACTCCAGGAGCATGGAAACGAATAAATGGTACTGGATTTACTGCCCCATCGGGTGCTGTTTATGCGGTACCTTATGTGCAGGTATTGTCTCCGTCAAATGGTGAGGTGTACTATTTTGACGCGGCTCAATTTGAACTAGCTGCATCTTCTCCCTCTACTTACTCGGACGCAAGGCGTGTAGACCTATATCTATCTGCTCCTAGAATTAATCAAGTTATAAATCCTGGATTTGAATTAGCTACAACTGGCTGGTCTACCACAGGTACTAGCACTTTTGCTACAGATGCTTCTAATGTTTATCCAACTAGCTCGGTCGGCCTAGGCACAGCAATTAGCACAAAGTCAGCAAAACTTACTTCTAATAACGCAGCCACTACTTTATCCCCAAGCACTGACATTTCAGTAACTTCCGGTAGTCCTTACTCGTTTAGTGCTTATATTAAAGGCCCAATTGCTGACACAGTGTCTCTAAATATTACTTGGAAAGCTACTGGTGGCTCAACTATTAGCACTTCAACTTCTTCAGCAACTACGTTAGCTACAACATTTTCTAGAGTTTCATTAATTGCTTCGGCCCCAGCAACTGCAGTTACTGCCACTCTAACTTTTACATTTGCAGGAACAAGCGGCGATATTTACTACATAGACTCTGTTTTATTTGAGATAGGGTCTTTTGTAAACGCGTATTTTGATGGCAGTACGGGATATAACGAGACTTATGATTTAGTGTGGGAACAAAACGCAGCTGGTACAGCTGGAACTGCAAGTACTGGTAGAAGCCTTTACTACCCAAATAGATTGTTAACACAGGCTCGATTAAACGCTGTAATAGAGGACTATCTTCCTATTGGAACAACCTATGCTGTGTTCATAGGTACCACCGCTACTTGACGCCTTTGAAATTTTGTGTATACTGATACTTCCGTTCATAGGAGGTAAATATGAGACGAGTAACCATCGCGGTTATAGGTAACGCAAAAACAACCAGAGCCAACGTAGAGGCTCTAATCAGTGACGTAGTAGATTCAGTTGATGAAGCCACTATTGTCAGTGTATTTGACCAAGCCCCATCTGAGGGTATTCTTTGGGCAGAACAATGGGCTGTCGATAAAGGTATACCGGTAATTAAGTATCCGGGTAATGATTATGAGACCTTGCTCAAGGACAATCCCGCCGAAGACCTAAAGTTTTTTATGCTTTGGGATGATGAAGATCCGGAATGTCAACTAGCCGCTTCAAGGGCTCAGGAAGCCCGTATACTGGCTTATGACCTTACAGACGGACTTATACTCATACCGCTCAATTCTGAGCCCATCTCGCGCCCGCAGGAGCCTAAAATACCTATAGCAGAAACTGTTACTGTAACTACGCCAGAGCCTGCTGTAACTATTAAGGCTGCCCCTGACGTTGAAGTGGCTGAAGAAGACTACGAAGAAGAACTTGATACTGTCGATTATGACAGCGAGTATGACCTAGAGGAAAACCTGGTTGTTCTTGTATCTGAGATGGGTAAGATATTTGCCCGTTCTTTTGCGCAAGAGTTTAAAAAGATTATCAAGGACTAGCATGTCAGTCGAACTTAGTAGGCAAGCTCAGGATTGCCTGGCTTTTCTATACCTGAATCCAACCGTAACAATAAATCACCGTACCCTGATGGAGCACAAAGGCTTAAGCAGACGCAAGAGCCTATCTGTTCTTCAGGAGTTACGAGACGCAAACTGCCTCAAAATGACTAGACTAGTCGGAGGCGGAACTAAAACTAAAGTGGTAATGTCAGAAGTAACCAAATCGGTACTTTCTGGTTACCGCCATATAGCAGTACAGCTAGTAAGCAGTATTTACAATAGCTATACAGCTAGTACTACTAATATAGCTACAAATAAATTCCTCGACGGGGTCGAGGGGAAGGAACAACAAGTGGGTTATGATTTCTTTGAAAAGACTTCGTCTCCAGATGACGAGATGCTGGCGGAACGCGCAAAGCACATGGCTCAGCAAAAGGCCGAGTACGCGGCTGTTCGCGAGGTTAAGGCGCAAAAACGCAAAGACCAGCATCGTTCTAAAATCGATCCAATACACTGGACATGCAAAGACGTGGCCTACGAGTTTGCTGACCACATGGCGGACATCTGGTCCATCAAACCTTTCAGTGTCACTCAGTCCCGGTTTGTACAGGCACTCTCGGTATTCCGGAAACAGCACGATACTAACGGTGAGATTGAACTCAGGATTATCGAGCTATTCTTCATCACACTTAAGCACGATAAGTACACAGACGGAAACCACCTCTGGCGAGCTTTCCTCTACAAAGCTCCCAGTTTGCTAACTCAGGCTCGTGAGAGTATTATCACAACAGAGCAAATGGAAACGAATATTATTCGTGACCAAGAAGTAACTAACCGTAAGCTGGCTCTGCTGGACGAGGATGATGATGTATAAGCCAAACGATTTGCCGGCCCGTAGACGGACTTGGGTAAAGATTGCAAGCATTCCACCAGCCAAACTTGGTTGGACCTTGGAGGACTGCACAGCGGTTCCTACGGAGGTTATGACAGCCGTGACTAAGTGGACTGCTGCCGTTACTGCAGACAAGGTTATTAGAGCCGAGGGTAAAGCAACCTGTGGTCTAGGACTTATGCTTTACGGTATGCCTGGACGTGGCAAGACCACTATGGCTAATACGCTATTACAGGAAATCTTACGCAAAGCCGCGCCTGAAACTTTGGGCATGGTACCGGGTAAGATTGTTTCACGCCCTGCTTATTTCATTACGTACACCGGATTGCTAGACCTTAAGGGAGCAATCATGGAGGACCACGATAATGAAGATGAGTTGTTATACAACGGCATTCTTGGCGAGGCATACGATGATGCTTATAACGTTCGCGTACTAGTCCTAGATGACGTAGGCAAGGAGCACGCTAGTGCATCAGGTTGGCAGAAGAACATGCTTCACCATGTGCTACGTACCAGATTCAACAACGGTCTTCCTACGATTGTCACAACCAATCTTAAGATTGATGACTGGGAGGCTCACTACGGTTCCGCTACGCAGTCTTTTGTTCACGAGTCATTTATCTATGTAAACATGGACTCGATTTCGGATTTGAGGAAATGACATGGGCTCAAATAGAAGATTGCTTCAGGTGTTTATAACCCACAGGTCAAACAATCCTGGACCAGGTATCTTTGAAGTAAGCACAGACCCCGATAAAAATTTGGAATGTAATTGCCCAGGCTTTGCGGTTAAAAATAACTGCAAGCATGTTGCTTTAATCGAAAGCCGAATAGAAGCAAACGAAGGCAAATACCCTTTTGATTTTTCTAGCAAAGTTACCGTGGATGAAATTAAATCTGCTATGAAAACTGAAGAAGCTTTCCGCGAGTTCATTATTAAATACGCCAAAGTTGAGGTCTACTGATGCAAGGAAATGACATTAGTAATTCTTTACCACAACGTGTTATAGTAACGGCTGATGTTATAGTTGATGTTTACGAGGACCAGCAAAAGGTACTAGGATTTATACCAGTTAAAAAAAAGCGTAAGGAATATAACAGGATGGTACTTAGCCATTTGTACATGACTTCGCTTAAACGAGGTATAACGATGGAGCTAGTTAGTTTTAAGCACTCAGACGATGAGATGACTGAGCTAATGCTTCATCTAGATAGTGTCGGAACGAATCCGTTTCGCTACGGCACCTCTTACAAATCGGTCGATATGTTAGTTAAAGAACTACCATACAGGCCAGAAGTTATCGGCGTAATTGATATCCCATCGCGACTACTTAGGTATGGTCGATGGGGGATGGACTTTCCTACACTATGAGTACAGAATCAAAACTAATCGGGGCGGCAATCCGCATCCGAGATTTAGCACCACTATTTGAACGCGGAGTATCAGACAATTGGTTCTCTAATGATGACGACAAACGCGTCTGGTCATTCATGCGTACGCACTTTGCTAAGTATGGCGAAAGCCCTAGCGAAGAAGTAATTGTTGCAAACTTTCCTACCTATCGAATTGCAGAACTAACCGACTCGATGGATTTTTTACTAGATGACCTAGTAGATAAAAGACGCAAGCTTTCTATCAGCAATACGCTACGCCTAGCTATTGACGCTATTCAAACTGAGAAAGACCACGAAGCTGCTCTATTAGTTATGCAGAGCGGGCTTGTAAAGCTTGAAGAAGAGGGCCTGAACAAGACCTCAGATATTAACTTGATTACCACTACAGAGTCGCGTTGGGAAGACTACTTATTCCGTAAGAACAACCCTGGCCTACTGGGCGTCGCTACTGGGTTTCCTACCATTGACGCCGTTACTAATGGTCTACAGAATGGTCAGCTAATTGTAGTAGTCGCTACTCCAAAGACCGGTAAGTCAACCCTTGCTCTGCAGATTGCAAACAATGTTCACAAGCAGGGACTAGCTCCGATGTTTCAGTCTTTTGAGATGACAAACCGTGAACAGCAAAACCGCTATGACTCTATGCGAGCATTGGTATCCCACAACAGACTTATCTCAGGTACCCTAACTAAGGATGAGGAAAAGAGATTCCAAACCGCTTTGGAAAGTATGGCAGAAGATGAGTCAGACTTCTGGCTGGTAGATGCCGCTCACGGTATTACCGTGTCAGCTATTCAGAGTAAGATTCAAACACTAAACCCAGATGTAGTATTCATTGACGGTGTTTACCTGATGATGGATGAGCAGACCGGCGAGTCAAACACGCCACAAGCTTTGACCGGCATTACTCGTTCGCTAAAGCGTCTAGCTCAGCGTACAAACAAACCAATCGTTATTACTACCCAGGCCCTTAACTGGAAGACTAAAAAGGGTAAAGTATCCACAGACTCTATTGGTTACTCATCATCATTCCTACAGGATGCTGACGTAGTATTCGGCCTTGAGCGTGAAGATGAAAACGTAGATGATACTAGAACGCTAAAGGTTATGGCTGCTCGTAACAGCGGTAACGTAGAAGCCTCTTTGATGTGGGACTGGGCCAGCGGTCTATTCCGTGAGATGACAAGCGACGACGTATGAGACTAGAAGAAATGGAAACGGTACTACGCCGTTTAGATATTGAGCCTGTAAACGCACGCGGTTCGGAGATACTTGCGTTATGCCCAGGCCACAAAGAGATTACTGGCAAAGAAGATCGTAGCCCGTCTTGGTGGATTAATGCTGACACAGGCGCTCACATTTGTTTCTCCTGTGGCTTTAAAGGTAATCTATGGTCTTTGATTGCTACTGCACAAGGCTTACGGGATGCGAATGGCTTTCTTGATTACGCAGACGCTAAAGACTGGCTATACCTATCGTTCGATAATCTACAGTTAGGCACACAGGAAATTGAAGAGCCAGAGACTGTATTCAAAGAAGTAACTAACATTACAGAGGCCAGACTTGCTTTATTTACTTATCCACCGCAGCACGCATTGACTGCGCGCGGGTTTACTCTGCAGGCCGCTGAGAAACACCAGCTACTATGGGATACCGCACACTCAAACTGGATATCTGTAATCCGTGACCCCTATTCAAATAAATTGTTAGGTTGGCAGGAGAAAGGGTTTAGTCGTCGTTATTTCAGGAACTACCCTACCGGAGTAGAAAAGTCAACCACTCTATTTGGATTTAACCGATATACTGGTGGTCGTATGATTGTTGTAGAATCTCCGCTAGATGTAGTACGCCTAGAATCTATTGGCGTTACCGGTGCAGTATCTACATACGGTTCAATGATTTCTAACACCCAGCTAGAACTTATCAAAGAAGCAGACGAAATCGTATTTGCTTTAGATAATGACGAGTCAGGCATGAACTCTACGAAAAAGATGCTCGAACAAAATTTCGAAGCATGGTACTTTAACTATTCGAACACAGATATGAAAGACGTGGGAGCTATGAGCAGGCTTGAAATCCTAACGGGATTAGATAATGCTAAGCACTCAGTACACGGACTAGGAGCGCTAGAATGGCTTTCGTAGGAGACCTGCTACCGTATCAGCCAGAGGCTGTAAATAAAATGGTTGACCGCGGCAAGATGCTTGTGGCGTACGACCTAGGGCTCGGCAAGACTGTTATTACAATTGCAGCTATTGAACAGCTAATGGATGAGCGCAAAATAACAGAGCCGGGAATTATTATTTGTCTATCTAGTCTTAAGTACCAATGGGCTTCATCTATTACAAAATTCACTAACGGCTCAACTTCAATTGTAATTGACGGCAATCCAGAGCAACGTAAACGTCAGTATGAACGAGCGTTTAAATGGAAAAACACAGGCATTGATTATGTAATTATGAACTATGAACAAGTAGTTAATGACTGGGAGCTGGTTAAGAAACTACCAAAAGGTTTTGTAGTTTTAGACGAAGCCACCGCTATTAAGTCTTTTAAATCAAAGCGCGCTAAGGCTGTTAAGAAGTTAGCAACTTGCGAATATAAGTTTGCTCTTACAGGTACTCCTATTGAAAACGGTAAACCTGAAGAACTATTTAGCATTATGCAATTTGTAGACGATAACGTACTAGGCCGCTTTGACAAGTTTGACATGACGTTTATTGTTCGTAATACCTGGGGCGGCGTAGATAGATACCGTAACTTGCCTACGTTGCACGAGCGCATGAAAGAGGCCTCTGTCCGTAAAGCACAGAAAGACCCAGATGTAGCACCATTTCTACCAGCCACTATTCATAAAGACCCTGTCTATGTGATGATGGATAGAAAAACATCCAAGTTGTATAAGCGCATCTCAGACGACTTGCTATTAGATTTAGATAACGCACAGGAGCTATTTGGAAGCTCGTTTAATGTCATGTCTCACTACGGCTTTGAGAAGTCCTGGGGCGGACCTGCTGATGAGTTGCGTGGTCAAGTTATGTCTAAAATAGGTGCGTTAAAAATGCTTACCTGTTCACCGCAGTTACTAAAGACAAGCGCTAAAAAATTCAGAGACGGCAACGGAGAAGGCTCAGCTTACGCAGATATCCTAGACCAAGAAGAATTGCTAGACGGGTTACCTAATACAAAACTAGAATCATTTGTTTCTTATGCCAAAGATTTCCTAGAGCAAGACGAAAAGAATAAGCTAGTTGTATTTTGTTCTTATGTAGACATGGTTGATATAATTGCAGATAGATTAGGGCGCGACATTAGCGTTACTTACACCGGTCAACTAGACGCTAAAACTAAGGAGAAGCATAAGAATGCGCTTAACAATGACCCTAATATTCGTGTGTTCATTAGTTCTGATGCCGGTGGTTATGGCGTTGACCTTCCGGCTGCGAACATGCTCATTAACTATGATTTACCTTGGTCTTCTGGTCTGGCTACTCAGCGTAACGGGCGCATTCGTAGAGCTTCTTCTGAGTGGAAAACCATAGTTATTCAAGACTTTTTAGTTACCGGCTCTGTAGAAGTTAGGCAATATGCAGCTCTTCAACAGAAAAATGCAATCGCTTCTGCCGTTATTGATGGCGAAGGCATTAATGATAAAGGAGGGGTGGACTTCACCATTGGAACTCTTCGCGGGTTCTTACTGGACACGTCCGTATAATATGCCTAGTTATAGTTTTAAATGCCCTACTTGCGAAGCTACGGTTACAGTTACGCAAGATGTAAGCGATAATCCAAAAGTGCCTAAATGTCTTAACTGTGAAATAGACATGACAAGAGTATACGGCGGCCTTTCTGTACAGTTCAGAGGCGGCGGCTGGGGAAGTAGTAGAGGATGACATTTGACGAGTGGTTACAATATGGCCTTACACAAGGCTGGTG